TCTTGCTTGGTGCAATCTTCCCACCGAATCGGGCAATCTCTTGCCATTTCCGATGTGATGTCTATCACACCTAACCCTCTACCTTAGGTTTAGAGTTGTGCCCCCGTTGGATTATGAATCCGTACCCGCAAGGCGGGGGCTGTTGTGTCTTAAGTCTTAAGCCTTCACCCCCGCCCCTTCACCATTTACCACAAAGTACTCTTCGCAGTTGTTACAGGTTGGAGAGCATTTGTCTAGTGTCTTTTGGCTTAGGCGAATCTTCTCACCACATCCACATTCTGCCACTAGGAGATTCTTATTTCTGCCCTTAGGTTTCGCGGTACCTTGTCCGCTATCGGCTGTTAGACGTAGTGCCTCCTCGATTAGGTCGTGAGCCTTCTGCCATCTTGCGACGCATTCATCCGACACGGCGGTGACACTAAACCCGATTCGCGGGGCTTGAGTAATGGTGAGCCCTAATGATTCTGCACGATTCTTAAAATTCTTGTTGTGGTACCCGTCCCCGCTTGTTCCCTTGACTCCCTCTTTATTGTCGATGCTGTGGGCTGTTTCGTGTAGTAATGTTCCTAGAATCTCGCGGGCTTCGCGCTTGGCGATGGTGATAAAAATCTCGTGGAATGTTTCTTCTCCACTAGCCCAAGGTGTCCAAGGTGTGAAATGCCCGTGAACTGTTGAACTACGTCCCGTTACGATTGTGGCACGGGGTGCGCCTGTTTCCTTGGCGATAATCTCGTGAGCCATTTCTAACGCCTTGGTGATTGTCGAGAGATTCTCAACCTTGGAACCCTTGGCGAATATGTCCGCTGCTGTTGTCTTCTTCTTGGCTGTTGTGGTCTTCACTTTATTCTCCTGTTCGTTGCGCTTATGTCTTAAGCGATAAGAGAACTCTAATGGATGAAACGGGATTCACCTACCATTTCCGATGTGATATGCATCACACTATTCCAACCCTTGAGAATGTAGATATGTCGACAATTGAGGAATGAATCCCCCCGTCGGATTTGGGAGGGGGAGATAGTGTCCTCTCTCAAATTCCATTAATTAAGTCACAAAAGTGTTTCGTAATTCCATTATAAAGAAACGTTATAAATGAGATGCCCCCGTCGGGGCTTGTTACTAGTCGGTAACTTAGTCAGTGAATGATTGTCGACAAATAGACAAAAGGATGTCAGTGTTTAGTTATGACCCAGGGTGTAGTGAAACGTAGTCAGGTGTATATATATGTCTTCCATCATAATTTTCTGTTATATTCAGGGGGGTAATATATACTCTGACCAGCACTTTTAGCCCCAGAGGGGCACTTTCTTAAAATATATCCGAACCTAGTGTTCGGTTTAGGCACTTCCAACAGGTTATCTTATATAGATGATTATTTAATCATCATAGTTCTAAACGAACTCGCTTCGTTTGGGACTACGCTCGTTCGTTAGTTATAATATATAAATAACTAACTGAACTAATGTTGAGTAAACGCCAGAGTTATGCCGTTCGGCGGATAGCGTTATTAGACCGATATTAGGGACACTGACAATGGCAAACAGAGGGCGCAAGCCAGGGATACAAAACATATCCAAGAAGGAAGCCCAGGAGCGAATGCTTCTGCTCCTAGAGCAAGGGGCGACCATTACCGCTGCTATGGCAGCCGTGGGTCGTAACGATGTTACCTTTAGACAATGGTCAATGCAGGATGCTGACTTCAAGGAACGGGCAGATAAAGCCAGACTTGCTGGCAAAGGGGTCAAGGCTGACCTGAAAGAACTCAAGGATATATCCTTCCCCGACTTCTGTGAGCAGTTCCTTGACTCTAAGATGTTCCCTCACCAGTTGAACTGGCTAGACCTTATTGATGGGGTAGAACCCCGATGGCAACCCGCAGGTATGACTTATGAACCGTCAGACCCTGACCGTGTACTTATCAATGTACCGCCTGAGCACGCCAAGTCGACAACTATCACGACTAACTATGTGACATATCGTATCGTTACAAACCCTAACATCCGAGTCATCATTGTCTCAAAGACTCAGGGTATGGCTCGTAAGTTCCTTGGTGCGATTAAAACAAGATTAAGCCACCCAGCCTATATGAAACTCCAGACCGCTTTTGGTCCTAATGGGGGTTACCAGAAGGATGCTACCCAGTGGGCGGCAGATATGATTTACCTGGGAACAGGACGCGACTCTGGCGAGAAGGACCCTACGGTCCAAGCCTTAGGTATCGGTTCTCAGATTTACGGTGCTCGCGCTGACTTGATTATTGTCGACGATGCTGTGATGGGTACCAATGCCCACGAGTGGGAAAAACAGATGGAATGGCTTCAGAAAGAAGTTATCACCCGTCTTGGTCGACACGGTAAGTTAATTATCGTTGGAACCAGAGTGGCACCAGTTGACTTGTACAAAATGCTACGAGATGCTGGGCAGTGGTCAGGTGGAGTTTCTCCCTTTACCTACTGTGCTATGCCAGCCGTTTTAGAATTTGATGAAAAGCCTGAAGCGTGGAAAACCCTATGGGCAGAAACTGACCGCCAGGAGAACGAGAAAGACGACGCACTAGCCAATGGAAATTTTCCCAAGTGGGACGGACCTTCTCTCTTTAAGAGACGCTCTCAGGTATCCCCAGCAGTATGGGCTATGGTCTACCAGCAAGAAGATGTCACAGAAGACTCAATCTTTTCTCCCTCCTGTATCGCAGGTTCCGTCAACGGAATGCGAAAACGAGGTCCGCTAAAGGCTGGAGTTCCAGGACACCCTACTTATCTTGAAGGTGCCTACACCATCATTGGACTTGACCCTGCTATGGCAGGTGCTACAGGTGCAGTTGTTTGTACCTACAACAAGGCAGATGGAAAGATTTACGTTTTGGATTGTGTCAATATGACCGAACCATCACCGCAAAAGATTCAAGACCTGATTGAAGAATGGGTCGTTAAGTACAAGCCACAAGAACTGCGTATTGAAATCAACGCACACCAGAAGGCTTATGCACTAGATGACAACTTGAGAAACTATCTTGCTTCTCACGGATGTCAACTCAACTCGCACTTTACTGGTAAGAATAAGTGGGACACCTCTTTCGGTGTAGCGTCAATGGCAATGCTGTTCGGCAACACACGAGATGGACGATTCCAGGATAACAACCTGATTGAACTACCAAGTAATGAAGGCTCTGAAGGTCTTAAGACATTAGTTCAAGAGTTGATTACCTGGAAACCTGACACACGAAACCCTACAGACTGCGTAATGGCACTGTGGTTTGCAGTCATTCGCATCCGCGAACTGATGCAACAATCCACACGGATTGGTTCTTACACTAATAATCGCTGGGCAACACGAGCACAGAGGGCACAAAGAGGCTCTATCAATTTAGATGAAGCAATCGCTGACCAGTGGTCGCAACAATACGGATAGGATAACAATGGCATTATCAATGAAGCAGGTGTTTGCGAGAGTTGAATCTCTACGCCACCTCAACGGAGAACGCGACCAGCGTAACCTTGACGTACTCGCGGTTCGACGTGGAAAAATTGCTGATGTCTATCCTGACTTTTTCCCAGAGGGCGTATCTGCCAACGTAGTTGCTAACTTTATCGACATTGTAGCCCGTGACCTCTCTGAGGTTATGGCTCCACTTCCTGCAGTTAACTGCTCTGCAGCAAACGCGGTCAATGACCGTGCACGTTCTTTCGCTGACAAGCGCACACGTATCGCATCGAACTACTTCCAGCACTCAGACCTTGCTGTACAGATGTACCAAGGTGCTGACTGGTACATCACATATGGTTTCCTCCCGTTCGTAATTGAATTGGATGAAGACGCAAAACTGCCACGAATCCGCATAGAAAACCCAGTGGGTGCTTACCCAGAGTTTGACCGCTATGGACGTTGTGTGGCATTTGCAAAGCGATATGCAATGACGCTAGGCGAACTCGTATCTCAGTTCCCTGATTACGAATCCCAGTTACTCGGACGACGAGGCTACGACCAGGATTTGACTGCTCAGGTTGAGATGATTCGCTATTACGACAAAGACCAGTCAGTCATCTACATTCCAAGCAAGGCAGATTTAATTCTGTCTCACGCATCAAATCCCCTTGGAAAGATGATGATTGTTGTTGCACGTAAACCATCTATTGATGGCGAACTACGTGGACAATTTGACGACATCCTTGGTATTCAATTGCTTCGCAACCGCTTCGCATTGCTTGCAATGGAAGCAGCAGAGAAATCTGTACAGGCACCTATCGTACTTCCTTCGGATGTACAAGAGTTGCAACTTGGTGGAGATGCGGTTATCCGTACAAACAATCCAGCAGGTGTACGCCGTGTAGAACTAAACATTCCACAAGGCGCATTTACAGAATCTCAACTTCTTAACGCTGAACTTCGTGTTGGTGCTCGTTATCCTGAAGGACGAACAGGAAACATTAGTGCATCAGTGGTTACGGGACAAGGTGTACAGGCGCTTATGGGTGCCTTCGATACACAAGTTAAGTCTGCACAAGCAATCTTTGCTGCAGCACTTCGTGATGTTATTCAAATTTGTTTTGAAACAGATGAAGTTCTATTCCCTCAGGAAAAAACAATTCGTGGAGTAGATTCAGGTTCACCTTATGAAATTACATACAAGCCAAGCAAAGACATCAAGCAGGACTTTTCTGCTGACGTTCGTTACGGTATGCTTGCTGGTCTTAATCCAGCGCAAGGTCTTATCTTTATGCTTCAAGCACTTGGAGGAAAACTCATCAGCCGAGATATGGCTATGAGAGAACTTCCATTTACAGTTAACGTCACACAAGAATTAGAAAAGATTGAAATCGAAGATATGCGTCAAGCACTTCTCGGTTCACTTACTGCTATGACTCAAGCGATTCCACAGATGGCTGCATCAGGTGGGGACCCATCAGAACTCGTGAATAAAATTGCTGCGGTTATCAAGGCTCGTCAAAAGGGCACTGCTCTCGAAGACGCTATTGAAGCCACATTCGCTCCGCAGCAACAGGTTCCTCCTGCTGGGGCAGCACCTATGGTTGAGCAACCGTCCCCTGCTCCCACCGCTTCTCCAGCAGGAGGCGCTCCTTCCCCAGAAATGGCAGCACAGCAGCCAACAGGAGAAGACATTCAACCTCAGCAACGTCCAGATATTCAAACATTAATCTCATCACTTACATCAAGTGGTAAAGGTTCAGCAAGAGTAGCAACCACAACTACGCGTAGATAACCAAGGCGGGGACAATGACAACAATCGTAGGCGTACAGAACGCAGATGGTTGCGTCATAGCAAGTGATTCACGTGTAGCAGAGGGTGGAAAAGTTTATACACACCCTGAGATGGTTAAAGCAGTAGAGCGTGGTAATTATATTATCGGCGGTGCTGGTGACTATCGTGCTTTGCAAGTTACTCTCCACGGGTGGAACCCACCAACGGTTACAGCAAAAGCAAAACAAAATCTTTATGAGTTTGTAATTAACAAAGTAGCACCATCACTTAAGACAACATTAGTTGATGCTGGTATTGAGTTCAATAAAGGCTCAAGTGATGATGACAATAAGTTTGAACTACAACTACTTATTGCAATCAATGGAACTATATTTGAAATTGATAGCGATTTTGCAGTTGCTATGAACGATACAGGATTTTATGCAGTTGGCTCTGGCGGAGATTACGCACTAGGTGCGCTCCACGCTGGAGTATCAATATTAGATGCAATGAGAATTG